TTAGGACGCCAATCTTCCTTTAAATGAAACGACATTGTTGGGAAACGGTTCAGCCTCCGGGGCGCTCTCTTCAGCAAGTCTCGCGAGCGGAGCAATCACTTTTTGCTCCCAGAGCCCATTGAGCATGTATTCCAGTCGATCCTTGAGCGCTGTTTCCTTGCTGAACCATCTATCGAGGTGTTCTGCGACCCGAGTTTTGAAGCCAGGTCCCCGCCCCCATTCAGACGCACAGGATGACCACACCGGCGACTGCGATAGCGGTTCCCGGTAGACCTCGACGGCGCTGATTTGCGCTGCTTCAAGGAATGCGCGCTTTGAAGCTGCCGCATTCGCTGCGATCTGGTCGATTGAGCGGCCAGCCACCTTCAAACCCTCATCGGCCTTCAGCGACTTAAGGAAAGCATCAAGGCTGTTAAACCAGCCTTCGCTGCGCTGCTTGGCATCACGGGCAGCGCCGACGCCGACCAAGTGTATAATGTTGAGACCCGGGTAATCCCCGCTTCGCCTCATTGATGCCCAAAGCGTGGAGGCATATCGCACACCCCGAATCGTGTTGATTGCCTCGATATGGGCCAACCGTTCTCGCGCCCCTAAACCCCGATTGCCGTTAAGAAACGTGTCAAGCCTGTTGGCAACCTCCTCTATTGCGGCGTTTAGTGCTTGAGCTTCATGGTTCCTAATGATGTCCTGCGCAGCTGCGCATAGATCGAAAAGCCGTTCTTCCACGGACTTTCGCATCCGACTTAACTGGCCAAAAAGCTCAGTCCGAACAGTCGCGGCATCATCAACCTCAACGTTGAAGAAGAGCATGGGGACCCCGGCTAGGTCATCCGCGGCCAACTCAGACGAGACCTGCATCCGTTTGAACTCGTATCCCTCTGCATCCGTAAGGGCCTGTTCGCCCATGTCGTCCCTCATTGCTCGCGCTTCTTCAGATCGAGGTAACGCGAGTATTGATACCTTTCCAGTATCGAAGCGTTCAGAGAACGTCTGACGTAAATGCTGGAGAAGTATACGTGTACTAGTCCCCGGCGCATCGTTGAAACGCGAGCAGAATACAATTGCCGTTCGGGGGTCTTTGAGACGATGATCCAGATCCTCACGAACAGCAACATCATCGACACCCTTCGTGTCGATCACAGTGATATCCAGTTCGCCGAATGCGAAGTTCGGGACAAGCAAGTCTATAACTTTAGGTAGCGGAACATCCTTCAAGCGACCATTGTTGACTGCCCTGAAGGTTTCCGTAACCCATTCCATCGGGTTCTTGCGCGTAGAACTGTCATACCAAAGCTCGCGTCGTGTCCGGTCATTCACATTCATCAAATCTAAGACACGCGCCCGAAACTCCTCTTCGCTGCTGCTTGACTTTGCGAGATCGCCAACCGGGTCGTGGTAAACGGTCTTGCCCTCCAGGGTTTCCCGTTTACGCCCAAGCCCGGACATGTTTCGGATGGCGCGCTCAGTCTCGCGGCTCACGCCAATGTTCTCGCCAGCATCGCGCAGCCCACCCTTATGGACGGCCCATTTCGCAGCGCAGAAATCAGAAACAAGCTCCCGCATCTCAGCGTCACTCATCGGTAGAAGGGATATGCCGAACTCGGGGCCACTTTTGATGTGAACCTCACAGATGGTAATGCCACCTCCACCGGTCTCAAGCACAGACCTGTTTGTCGGCTTGTCCGCTAAGGACGGCGGCACAAGAAGATCAAAGAGGAAGCTAATGGCGGTTGACTTCCCGACCCCCATATCGCCGATAAAGGCGACGTTGTGGTTCAAACGACCTAGGAAGTTAGCCGCCCTCAGCAGGGAGTCGCGCTGACGTTCGATCTGGCGACGCAAGGGCCAAGGATGTTCTCCTTCCCCGATAAATTTGGCAACTTCTACAAGTGTTTCTTCGGTTATTTCCAGGCAGACCCGCTCAGGGTTCCAGAATGAAGGCGGCTCAATATGCTGCCAATCCCGGTTAATGTATTGTCGAAATGCTTTTGCGCTCTGAACGCCCAGAGAATCCAAAGCATCCAGCACATGATCCACGTCGACGCTTGCGACGACTTCACCCTTCTCGATCCGAGACACCCTGCTCTGGTCGATCCCACTCTTATCCGCCAGAACGGCTTGGGTCACATTGGCTTCGCCGCGAAGGCGGGCGATAGCCGAGCCAATTTTCTGTGTGTGGGCGTACTCGGCCATGTTTGCCTCCGTTGGATATTTTATGCTGCATATATGTAGAATTGATGCGTATCAGTCAATATCGTTCTTCCGTTCACCCCCGATACCGATGCCCTGGTCGCCCGGGCACGAGAAACGGAACGCGAGCGGGTTGGCACCATCCACGCGCTTGCCGGGCGGCTCGGGCTGGAACGCGGCTTTGCTGACGATCTGGTCCAGCGCGGCACCGGCCTTGACGAGGCGCGCCGGCTGATCCTGGATAAGGTGGCAGAGGCGTCGGACCGCACCCGCATTTTCCCGCAGGTGACCGTGCCGCTGGGTGGCAAGGACGAACGGCTGTTGCGGCGCGAGGCGGTCAGTGCGGCCCTGCTGCATCGCTACAGCCCGACCCTGTTCCCGCTGACCGACCAGGCCCGCGACTATCGCGGCCTCAGCCTGCTGGAACTGGCCCGCGAGTTCCTGACCCAGGCCGGGGTGGCCGTGCGCGGCCTGTCGCGCGACGAGATCGCCACCCGCGCGCTGCATTCCACCTCCGACTTCCCTGAGGTGCTGTCCGCCGTCACCGTCAAGACCCTGCGCCAGGCCTATGAGGTCTATCCACGCACCTTCACGCCGTTCTGTCGGCAGGTGCTGGCCACCGATTTCAAGGCCATGCACCGGGTCCAGATCGGTGAGGCGCCGCAACTGCTGAAGGTCAATGAGGGCGGCGAGTTCCAGCGCGGCTCCATTGGCGAGAGCAAGGAAAGCTATCGCATCGAGACCTATGGCCGGGTGGTGGCGATCACCCGGCAGGTGCTGATCAATGACGATCTCGACGCCTTCACCCGCATTCCGGCCATGTACGGCACAGCCATCGCCACCCTGGAAAGCGACGTGGTCTGGGGCATCCTCACCGCCAACGCCGCCATGGCTGATGGCAAGGCGCTGTTTCATGCCGACCATAAGAACCTTGCCGGCACGGCGGCCACCCCGACTGTCACCGCCATCGGCGACGCCCGCGCGGCGATGGCCAAGCAGACCGGGCTCGACAAGAAGACCGTACTGAACATCCGGCCATCCTTCCTGATCGTGCCGGCGGCGCTGGAACTGACCGCCGAGCAACTGGTGGCGCAGAACCTGACGCCGGCCAAGACCAGCGACATCGTTCCCGCCTCCATCCGCACCCTGACGCCCATCGCGGAACCCCGGCTGGATGCCGCCAGCGCCACTGCCTGGTATCTGGCGGCCAACCCGGCTCAGATCGACACGCTGGAATACGCCTATCTGGAGGGCCAGCAGGGCGCCTATATCGAAACCCGCAACGGTTTCGACGTGGACGGGGTGGAGATCAAGTGCCGGCTGGATTTCGGGGCCAAGGCCATCGACTGGCGCGGCCTCTACAAGAATGCCGGGGCATGAGCCATGACGGACCCGTTTCCCGTCCTCAGCCGTCCTGGCGCAGCGGCGCCCTTCACCGCGCCGAAGCGGCCGGTGCATGTGGTCTTCATCCATTGCAGCGCCAGCGACCATGCCGTTCATGATGATGCGGCGGTGATCGACCAATGGCACCGCCAGCGTGGCTGGCGCGGCATCGGCTATCACTTCTTCATCCGCGGCGATGGCACGATCCAGCGCGGCCGCGTGCTGGAGCAAATCCCGGCGGCCCAGGAAGGCCATAATAGCGGCTCCATCGCCATCTGCCTGCACGGCTTCAAGACCTTTGCCCCGGCGCAGTTCGATGCCCTGCGGCGGCTGGCCGACGCGATGGACGCGCCCTATGCCGGCCAGGGAAAGCGCCTGCGCTGGCGCGGCCATGGCGAGGTCGCCGCCAAGCTCTGCCCCAATTTCGACTATCGCGCCGTCCTCGGCCTGGATGAGGGCGGCTTCCGGTCCGCTTGCCAGTCGACCTGAAGGAACATCCCATGCGCTATCTGATCGAACGCCTGCGTGAGCGCAGCACCTGGCTTGGTCTCACCACGCTGCTGACGGCGCTGGGGGCCAGCATCGATCCAGGCTGTCTGGATCATATCGCCACCGCCGGTGCCGCTGCCGCCGGCCTGATCCTCGCCCTCATGCCGGACCGGCCCCGCCGCTGATCGCGCATCCGCAAGGAAGATCATCCATGAAGAACTATGTTCAACCCGGCAACACAATCACCCTGACCGCCCCCTATGCCGTCACCTCCGGAGAGGGGCTGCTGGTTGGCAGCCTGTTCGGCATTGCCATCACCAGTGCGGCCATGGGCGAACCGGTCGAGGCGGTCCTTGTCGGAATCTTCGACCTGAAAAAGACGCCCTCGCAGGCCTGGAGCGTCGGTGACAAGCTTTATTGGGACAATGCAGCACGGGAGGTCACCAAGACCGCCACCGGCAACAGCCTGATCGGCGCCGCCATCGCCACCGTCGGCAACGGGGCCGGTGAGACGGTTGGACGGGTCCGGCTGAATGGCACTGCCGTTTGATATCAGCCGGTCATGGCTGATCCGTTCCAGGCCGCACTTGCTCCGGTCTTTGCCATCCTGGGCACGCCGGCCACCTATATCGGGATCGGCGGTTCCACGGTTCTGCTGCGCGTCATTGCCCGCCGCAATGATCTTGTCACCGGCTTTGGTGGTGGCGAGCTGGTCTCCGATGGTGCCTTGTTCGAGCTGCGCGCCGCGGACCTGACCGCCGCCGGTATCCGCCCCTGGGCTGGCGACCGGCTGCTGGTCGGGGACGACATGTTCGAAGTCCAGGGCGCCCCGGTGCGCCGCGACCCCGCGCGGCTGGTCTGGACCCTGGAGACGGTGCAGATCCCGGCACCGACCAGCTACCCGCAATTCGATCCGCCGACAACATCCGGCGCGGCGGTGGAAACGGTTCTCGGCCCCAACGCCCCGCCTGGCGTGTGGACCGGTACCTATGTGACCGCCGCCCAGGTGGCGCTGGCGGTTGGGCAGATCGTCCATGTCAACGCCGGCGGTCGGCTGGCGCCCTGCCGCGCCGATACCGCTGCCACCGCCGATCCCGCGGGCGTGGTGCTGATCGGCGCCCCAACGGGGGAGCCTGCCCGTTGGGCCACCGAACGGCCGGTGGAGCGCGCCGACTGGTCTGCCCTGCTGGAGAGCGGGGCGCCCGCCCTGGTGCCCGGCACCGACTATTTCCTCTCCGCCCGGATCGCGGGCGGCCTGACCGATATGCCGCCATCCGCGCCCGGATGGTGGGTGGTTCCCGTCGGCTTTGCCGTGGCGCCGACGGTGCTGCATGTCCAGCCCGGCACCCCCATCCAGCTTTGAGGATCACGCCCCATGCCGTCCTACCGCCCGCTTGTCCTGATCAATGGCCGCATCCAGCAACTGCCGCTCAACGGCACGCTGGATGCCAGGGTGCAGGAGGTCGATGCCATCGAACTCCAGGCCAAGGAGGCCATCACCGCTGCCGGCATGGCCGTCTACAGCAATGCCGGCTTCCAATGCATGTTGGCCGATGCCGACGATGATACGAAGGCCGAGGTCATCGGTCTGGCCCTGACCAGCGCCGTGCTCGACGCTTATGTCACCGTGCTGACCGATGGCGTCATCGAGGTGACCGACTGGACCGACGCTGCCGGCAGCGCCACCCTGACGCCGGGCACCACCTATTATCTGAGCGGCACCGCCGGCGTGCTGACCGCCACGCCACCCACCACCGGCAATGTCGTCTATATCGATCGGGCACTGACGCCGACGCGGCTGGAAATCAGCCTGGAACGGCCGGTGAAGCTGGCGTAACCGTCCATGCGCCTTGCCGCTGCGATCGAAGGCCGTCTTGCTGAGATGCTGGCGGCCGACCTCGCAGCGGCGGAGCGGGCCGTCACCGCCGGGTTGCGGGAGGCCAGCGACGGTTGAAGACCGAACTGCGCGGCCAGATCACCGGGGCCGGTCTCGGCCAGCGGCTGGCCAGAACCTGGCGCAGTGAAATCTATCCCAAGGGTGGCCGCAGCATCCGCGCCGCTGGTCTGGTCTGGAGCAAAGCCCCCGATATTGTCGGGCTTTACGAGGAGGGGGCGGTGATCCGCTCCCGCCATGGCCTGTTCCTGGCCATCCCGACCCAGGCCGCCGGTCGCTATGGCGATGGCGGCCAGAAGATCACGCCGGGCGGCTGGGAACGGCGCACCGGCCTGATCCTGCGGCTGATCTATCGCCGCCGCGGCCCGTCCTTGCTGGTGGCAGACAATGCCCGCCTCAGCAAACGCGGGCTGGCGACAGCCAACCGGGGCCGGCGGGGCGAGGCCGGTTTCACCCGGCTGGCCGGGCGCACCACGGTGCCGGTCTTCATCCTGGTGCCGCAGGTGCGCGTGAAGAAGCGCCTGGACGTGGCTGGGGCTGCCCGAGCCTGGCAGGGCCGGTTGCCCGGTCTGATCCTGCGTCATTGGAAGGAACCCTGACCCATGCCGAGCATCCGGGAGGCGGCCTTGTCCGCCCTGCTGGTGCGGCTCGCCGCCGTGCCGGATGCCGTGGCGGGGCGGGAGATCGCGGTGCCCGAGCGCATCCCACCCGGCGGCCTGCTGATCCTGCGCGATGGCGAACCGGGCGTGCCGGACATAACCCTGTCACCGCTGCTCTACCACTACGACCACACCGCCGAGATCGAGGTATTGGTCCAGGCCGCTGACCCACCGCTGGGCCGCTCCGGCCCCGGACGGGCCCGCGCCCTGGACGATCTGCTGCGGGCGCTGGCCGCCTCGCTGGGGGCCGACCGCACGCTGGGCGGCACGGTCGAGTGGCTTACCTGGGGCGCACCGGAAACCGAGGACATTGCTGTTGCCGGCGGGGCTGCCATCAAGGCCGCCCGCGTGCCGGTAACGCTCACCTACACCACGCCCGATCCGCTGACCTGATCCCAGAGAACCCGACCATGGCCCGCGCCACCGGTGCCCACGCGCAATTGCTGGGTGCGTTCGAAACCGCCTATGGCACCGCGCCCGGCGGCAATTTCCACACGCTGCCCTTCGTTAGTTGCGACATCGGCAGCCAGCAGCCGCTGGAAGCCTCCGACGTGCTGGGGTTGGGGCGTGACCCGGCCCCGCCATCGCGTGATGTCATCACCGCGGAGGGCCAGATCACCGTCCCGGTGGACCTGCGCAGTATCGGTTTCTGGTTGAAGGGGCTGTTCGGGCCGCCGGTCACCACCGGCACCGGCCCTTACAACCATGTCTACACATCCGGGGCCGACACGCTGCCCAGCCTGGCGCTGGAAGTCGGCCACCCGCAGGTGCCGCGATATTTCCTGAACCTCGGCTGTCTGGTCAACAGCCTGAATCTGGGTTGGGCGCCGTCGGGCAAGGCCAATGCCACCCTGGCTCTGATCGCCCAGGGGGAGACGGACGCCGATACCTCGTCCGGCGGCACCCCCACCACACAGGGCTTGCAGCGGTTCCACCAGTTCCAGGGACGCATCCGGAAAGATGGGGCGGCGCTGGCCAACATCACCGCCGCGGAACTGACCTATGCCAACAATCTCGATCCCGTCCGCGTCATCCGCGATGATGGCAAGATCGAAGGGGCGGACCTGGGCGTGGCATCCTGCACCGGCAATCTGGCAGCCCGGTTTGCCGACATGGTGCTGCTGGATGCCGCCACCGATGGCACCGCCATGGCCCTGGATTTCGCCTGGGTGATCGATGCCGATCGGTCCCTGACCATCGCCCTGCCATCGGTCTATCTGCCCAAGCCGCGCATCCCGATTTCCGGCCCGGCCGGCATCGAGGCCCGCTTCGACTGGCAGGCTGCCAAGCCCGCCAGCGGGGCCCCAGGGGGCGCTTTCGTCACCGTCACCCTGAAGAACGACATTGCCAACTACTGATGGTGCCAGGATGGGTGATCACGAGAACGGATTTAAGGTCGCCACGCCGGTTGGCTGAAAATGGCGGACATTGCGGGTAACGACCGTCAATCCATGTTCCAGTCCGGTCGCAGCGATCATCAGATCCGCACCCTCATGGCCGATCCCGGCACTGAGGCGTCCCCATCGGCGGGCAGCCTTGAGGTCGAACGGCAGGATCCGCTCGCCATAGGTGGTCAGGACACGGTCCAGCCACGTGGTGAGGGACGCGGCAAAGGCAACATCTTTCGACCGTTGCAGGCCAATGCCGCGTTCTATCTCGCCAATGGTGACGGTGCTGATAAACAGATCGGCCGTTGGCTGTTCGCTGATCCAGGTGACGATACCGGGATTGCGGTCCCGTTTTCGCAGTTCTGACAGCACGACAGTATCGAGCAGGAACATCAGAATTCCACATCACGCGGCGGCGTATGGGAACGCTCGAAGGATCCATCATCCTGCGGCATCGCCAGCAACATCTCGGCAAGTGACGGTGCCCGTTCGCGGTCCAGTTGATGCAACCGTGCGAACGTGTCTGCGGCAACCACAATGACGGCAGGCTTGCCATGCCGGGTAACCATCTGTGGCTCCCCGGCCAAGGCAGCATCGACCACCGTGCTGAATTTGTTCTTGGCGTCCTGTAACGACCAGCTCGACTGAGGCATGGCAGCACCTGTCCAGAATTTCTGTCCAGAATATGCGCCGTGGTCAGAAGCCGGTCAAGGTTCAACCAATCCCAGGGGAGTGCCCACCATGATTCGCCTCGACTTGGTCCGCGAGCCGTTCTGGCTCGACCTCGGGATAGGCGTCCGTCTTCACCTGCGTCCCTGCACCACGGCGCTGGTGCTGGCCGCCCGTCAGGCCGTGCGTGACGTGGACATGACCGACGATCCGCCAGGCCTCGTGCAGGGGACGCGCACCGCCACCTTCCTGAAGGCAATGGGGCGGCTGGCCATCCTCGACTGGGAAGGGGTGGGCGATGCCGACGGCACCCCGGTGGTGCCCACGCCAGAAGGGATCGACGCGCTGCTCGACCTGCACCCGGTGGCCGACGCTTTCAGCCTGCGCTATCTGGGGCCGGTGGCGCTGCTGGAACAGGAAAAAAACGTCTGA